CTCTTATGATGGTGAAAAGCTAAAGCTATTAGCTCATGATGAAAGTGGTAAATGGGAGAGACCTGATAATATATTAAACAACTGGAGAGTTACAAAAACTACATTAAGACTAGGATCTAAAATCGTAGGTAAATGTATGATGGGCTCAACATCAAACGCGTTAGACAAGGGTGGAAACAACTTTAAAAAACTATACAACAATTCAGAAGTTACAAGAAGAAATAGAAACGGGCAAACATCTTCTGGCCTCTACTCTCTTTTCATCCCTATGGAATGGAACTACGAAGGATTCATGGATACTTATGGATTTCCTGTCTTCCTTAGACAAAAAAATACAGTCAAAGGAGTTGATGGTGTTGAAATTACAACAGGAGTCATCGAGCATTGGGAAAATGAAGTCGACGGATTAAGAGATGATTCAGATAGTTTAAACGAATATTATAGACAATTTCCAAGAACTGAACAACACGCTTTTAGAGATGAAGCCAAAAACAGCTTATTTAATTTAACTAAAATCTACCAACAGGTAGATTACAATGAAGAAATGTTAAATAACAAAGTTGTAACTAAAGGAAGTTTTATATGGGAAAATGGTATTAAAGATACAAGAGTTTCTTTTGTACCTAACAAAGATGGTAGGTTTTTAATATCTTGGGTACCGCAAGTGGAGTTGCAAAACAGAGTTGTATTTAAAAACGGATTTAAATGGCCTGCTAATGATCACATTGGAGCTTTTGGGTGTGATAGCTACGATATCAGTGGAACTGTTGATGGTAAAGGTTCTAATGGATCTTTACATGGGTTAACTAAGTTCAGTATGGAAGATGCGCCGCCTAATCATTTCTTCTTGGAGTATATATCAAGACCACAGACGGCTGAGATATTTTTTGAAGATGTTTTAATGGCCTGTATATTTTATGGCATGCCTATATTAGCTGAAAATAACAAACCAAGATTATTATATTATTTTAAAAGAAGAGGCTATAGAGGCTATTCTATGAATCGTCCTGATAAAATATGGAATAAGTTGTCTACGACTGAAAAAGAGATAGGTGGTATACCTAACTCAAGTGAAGATATTAAGCAAGCACATGCTGCTGCAATAGAAAGTTATATAGAAGAAAACGTTGGTTATTCAGAAGAAAAAACCGGTGATATGTACTTTCAGAAAACATTAGAAGACTGGGCTAGATTTGATATAAACAATAGAACAAAGCATGATGCTTCAATAAGTTCTGGTTTAGCTATTATGGCTTGTAACAAAAACAAGTACAGACCTAACCCCCATATAATTAAAGGTAAGGTAGATCTAGGTATAAAAAAATACAACAACGATGATATTATTTCTAAAATCAACAAATAAATGCAAATAAAGACTTATAACGGCAGTTCTTTCCCTGATCAGGTGGTACCTGAGGAGGTAAAAGCTTCTATTGAATACGGTAGGCAAGTTGGTAGAGCGATCGAAGGTGATTGGTTTAGTGGCACTAGATCTGGAACGTCAGGAAGATATAATACTAATTATAACAATTTTAGAAACTTAAGACTATACGCTAGAGGTGAACAATCTGTTCAGAAATACAAAGATGAACTAGCTATTAATGGTGATTTGTCTTATTTAAATTTAGACTGGAAACCTGTTCCTATCATACCTAAGTTTGTAGATATAGTTGTAAACGGTATGGATAGCAAGCTATATGAAGTTAAAGCTTTTGCTCAAGACCCTGCATCATTAAAACAAAGAACTAGATGTGCACATGCAATTAACTTATAAGCAATCTATAGAGATAGCAGAGGAAGAAGCTATAAATAACACGCTTGAGTTCAACAAGTACGACTTAACAAAAAGAAGAATGTCTGAGGACTTAGTAGTGTTAGGTATTGGAGCTGTTAAAACTAGTTTTAACTTATCAGAAGGTGTTACAATTGATTATGTAGATCCAGCTAATTTAGTTTATTCATACACTCAAGATCCTAACTTTCAAGATATATGGTATGTAGGAGAAGTTAAATACATTAGTTTAAGTGAGATTAAAAAAGAGTTTCCACATTTAACTGAAGAAGAATTAGAAACAATACAGCAATATCCAGGCAGCAAAAGTTACAACTATCAATTTAATGGTAGAAACGATGGTAATAGTATAGCTGTATTATACTTTGAATACAAAACCTATCAAGATCAAGTGTTTAAAATAAAAGAAACAGCGACAGGATTAGAAAAAGCTTTACAAAAGAAAGATACTTTTAACCCACCTGAAAACGACAACTTTGATAGGGTTTCAAGATCTATTGAAGTACTTTACTCAGGCGCTAAGATACTAGGTCATGAAATGATGCTTAAGTGGGAGTTAGCTAGAAACATGACTAGACCTGATTCCAACTTAGTAAAAGTAAACATGAGTTACAATATCTGTGCCCCTAAAATGTATAAAGGTCGTATAGAGTCTTTAGTAGGTAGAATGACTGGTTTTGCTGACATGATACAACTAACACACTTAAAACTACAACAAGTGTTAGCTAGAACAGTTCCTGATGGCGTCTACTTAGATGTAGATGGACTAGCGGAAGTAGATTTAGGTAATGGAACTAATTATAATCCAGCAGAAGCATTAAATATGTATTTTCAAACTGGTAGTATATTAGGTAGATCAATGAACCAAGATGGTGGCATGAACTCCGGCAGAGTGCCAATACAGGAGTTACAAACTGGATCTGGTGGAGCTAAAATGCAAAGCTTAATACAGACTTATCAGTATTACCTACAAATGATAAGAGACGTTACAGGCTTAAATGAAGCTAGAGATGGTAGTGTTCCTAACTCTGATTCTCTAGTTGGCTTGCAGAAGTTAGCAGCGGCTAACTCAAATACAGCTACTAAGCATATTGTTCAAGCAGCTCTTTACTTGTCAGCTAGAACATGTGAGAATATATGCTTAAGAATATCTGATGCGTTAGAGTATCCTTTAACTAAAGAAGCTTTAAGATCTAGTATAAGTGCTTATAATGTAGGAACTTTAGAAGATATGTACAGGTTGAACATGTTTGAGTTTGGTATATACTTAGAGATGGTTCCAGATGAAGAGGAGAAACAAATGCTTGAGAAGAATATACAAATAGCTTTGCAGTCTCAATCTATAAACCTAGAAGATGCTATAGAAATAAGAGATATAAGAAATCTTAAGTTAGCTAATCAAGTTCTTAAAATTAAAAGACGTAAAAAAGCAGAGCAAGATCAAGCTGCATCTCAAGCTAATATTCAGGCACAAGCAAATGCAAATGCAGAGGCCTCAGAGAGATCTGCTTTAGCTGAAATGCAAAAACAACAAGCTTTAGCTGAAACAACTTTACAGATAGAAAAAGGTAAGTCTGAGTTTGATATAAATAAAGCTAGACAAGAAGGTCAAATAAAAAGAGAGTTAATGCAAGCTCAGTTTGAGTTTGATAAGCAGTTAAAACAAATGGAAATCGATAGATTAGCTACTAAAGAAGAGTTAATTGAAGATAGAAAAGATAAAAGAGTTAGATTAGAAGGCCAGCAACAAAGTCAAATGATCTCACAAAGACAACAAGATGGACTACCTATTAACTTCGCTAGTGATGCTGCTGCTGCTAATAGAGCCGTAGAAGAAACTTCAGTAGATAATCAAGAAATGATTGCTAATGAACAACAACAAATAAGCTAAGCTTATATTATTAATTATTATATTATATTATGTCAGAAGAAATAAAAGAAACAGCTGGCGGTGAGTTAACTCAAGGTGAATTTAAAATAAAGAAATCACCTAAAAAATTAACAAATAAAGAACCAATAGCTAAAATAGATTTAAGCAAACCTAAAGAAGTAGTTGAGGAAACTATTACTAAAGTTGACTTAACACCAAAAGATGAAGAAAAACCTTTAGAAGAAGAAAAAGCTCCTATAATACAAGAGATTAAAGAAGAAGAAATAAAAGAAGAGGTTAAAGAAACAACTAAAGAACTTAAAGAGGCAGTACGAGATGAAACTGTAGTAGGAAAAAAACTACCTGAAAACATAGAGAAATTAGTTTCATTTATGGAAGAAACAGGTGGCAATGTAGAAGACTACGTTAGATTAAATACTGATTACTCTAAAATTGATGATAATTCTTTATTAAGAGAATATTATAAAAATACTAAACCACATCTTGATCATGAAGAAATATCTTTTATAATGGAAGATAATTTTAAAATTGATGAAGACTTGGATGAAGAGAGAGACATAAAGAAAAAAAAACTTGCCTTCAAAGAAGAAATTGCAAAAGCCAAAAACTTTTTGGAAGAAACAAAGAGTAAATATTACGACGAGATCAAGTTGAGACCGGGCGTTACTCAGGAACAACAAAA